AAATAAATGAGTCATATGAAGGTACCTGTTGCCATTGGCATAATTGTCTTGATTTTTCTAATGTACAGCAAGTCCTCTTTCAATCGTATGGGTCCTCCCGTTCCTCCAGGTTCAGGATACCACACTGAAAGAAGAAACACCCGCTACTAAAAATAATTGATACTTGTAAATGAAGTATGAGATTATCTTGTTTATCCTTGCAATCATATTCATGTTTTTTGTGCTAAAACAAAAGTCAAATTACAAAATACCATCAACGAATATCGATGGAGAAAATCAATTCGACAGTGTTGCAGATGTTGCTAATCGTTCAGGAGCATGTGGTGTTCGCTTTCAAGCTTAAGATGAGTACATAACTGCACCCATACCATTCTGAATTCTCAAAACATTGTAATTTACTGCGTAGAAGTAAGATCCTGAACCTAGCTTACTCATAAGCTGGAAATTTGTGCTTGAAGGACAAATGAGTCTAAATGTATCAATTCTGCTGAAATTGATGGACCCAGTTGGCTGCGTCTTGGCGGTGTCAAGACAGAATGGAATGATAGCCACTGGGATAACACCATTCAGACCAGTACCAGCAGTTAAGCTGTAGTACCCGAAAGGGGTCAAGTAGTACTGGTTAATGTCAACCCAATGTGGTAACGATCTTGATTCCCCGATATCGTTACCATTGATCTGCATTCTGAACTGCATGTTTGCAGCGTTTGCGGACCCGAGACTACCAGAAGGTGTCATTGCTGCCTCTGTAACTAAAGTTGGTGGGTAAATGTACAGAGCTGTTGAAGTGGTGGCGGTGGCGGTTGTAGTGATTCCTGTTGTACCATATGTACTACCAACTGGGAATTGAACACTGATTAACGCGTCACCGGCTATAGGTGAGAATAAACCATCTAATGATTCAGGGTTAGACTGCTGCACACCCGTTATTACACCAGTAACTGCATTAAATCCAACTTGTGGAAGAACCAAATTCCACCCGACCATCGAACCGTTTACTGCACTGGGTGCATGTACGGAAAGATATGTCTCACCAGCTGGGTTGATTGGGGTGGTTGTTGCCGCAGTTTGAAGTATGGGTGCAGCACCAGTAGCGTTAAGAAGAATAGTCACTGTTCCGGTGCCGGTAAGTTGCAAACTTGCAACTGAACCAGTTATGACAGTTGCTGACGTGTATGCCATTGTGAATACATTACCACTTGGTAATGAACCTGCTGAAACTGTAAAACCATCAAGTCTTGCCTGGAATGATGAAGCCGTAGACCCAATACCATGTCCGGCTGAGAGTGTAAGTGTCTGTGTTCCAGCTGCACCGGTTGCTGTCATATTCAGCACACTCGAGCTAACTGCGGCAACGCTATTGAAAAGAGAACCGGATGGAATGAAATTCAACTGACAAGAGGAACTTGAGAAAGATGGAGATCCAGTAGCGGCGAGCGTGAGAGTTGTAGCTGTCAAAGATGTTACAGTGTATTCAAGAACCAGTTGTGCCGCAGTGGCACCTGTACCGGACACTAATACTTGCCAGCCAGCCTGTACCTGTGTTGTGAAAAGTTGCGCAATTGCAGCTGCACCTGTAGCAGTAACAATAGAACCAGTAGAACTTAGAGTAAATGTATTAGAAATTGGGCTTCCAACAATGATTGAAGTGTTTGCTGGCATACTCTGTGTGAGACCGGCTCCAATATTAATTGTATTACTACCATTCATTGAAGTGATATAGGTATTTGAAGAAATGTATCCTGGAATACTCACGGGAAGACCTGTTGCAACACCAGTTGTATTCATCAATGTTATACCGGTAGTTGTAGTTGAGCCAGTAGTGTACACAGTGTTGTAGTTGTTAGACTCAAATGCAATGTACTTGACTGGTTGAGCAAGTGCAAACTCGAAGGTGGAAACTGGAGTAATAGGAACGCGGGTAACCTGTGTGATCAGCATGTCATGAGAGTTCTTGGCGAACCAATCTCTCTCATCATTGTCAAGGTACAGGAATCGGGCCCATGCAACGTACTGATCCCATGCGTTTGGATTTGCCCAGGTAATGCGAATCTCAACGTCGTGGTACTGCAGAGCTACCAGTGGAATTGCAGACTGCCAATCCTTGCAAAAGAAGAACTTGAGTGGCAGGAAAACACATGAATTCACATTAGCTGCGACGTAACGCTGGCTATACGCGCGAGTATTTGTAATTGGGTCAATGTTCGACATATATGTAATATCCTGTGTGTCGATAATCTGACCACCAATCATCAGCTCAAGCTTCGAAATAATCTGAGACCAGTTAACATTCACGTTACTCGTCTGATTTGGGTCATTTGCAGTAAGGTACACATCGCTTAAGAGGTCACCCTTCTTCTCAAAACGAAGAAGAGACACACCATTTGGAGTTGGGTTTCCCTGAATAAGTTGGCGCTCGACATTCTGTGCAAAATGTGTATATCTCTTGTATGAAGATCTAAAGAACGATACTTCTGGACTTCCGGATAAAAATTTATCCTGAATGCCTACAGCAACAAGTTGAGTAATTCCACCAGACATCTTATTATTGTACTACAATAATATTTTATGGGAATGGCGCCATATCAATGTCAAATGTAGACATAGTTATATTATACCCATATATACCTTCAACATTCGTGCTACCCTGTGGTGAAACTAGTTCTTGTGACGCCATCATCGCAGGTGACTTGAAATTGTTACCTAGTTCTTGTGCCGCCATCATCGCAGGTGACTTGAAATTGTTACCTAGTTCTTGTGCCGCCATCATAGCAGGTAAATTTTTTACCATATTACCTGTGTTTCGCGCCATTTCAGGTAATCTTCTTAATGTATCACCTGGGTTTCGTGCAAATTCTGGGAGTGGGTTCATCATAAATGGGTTTTGACCTTGCGTCATTGGTGGGTTCATCATTGGTGGGTTTTGACCTTGCGTCATTGGTGGGTTCATCATTGGTGGGTTCATCATTGGTGGGTTCATCATTGGTGGGTTCATCATTGATTGGTCTTGACCTGGCATCATTGGTGAGTTCATCATAAATGGGTTTTGACCCTCCATCATAAATGGGCTTTGTCCCATCTTTGGTGAGTCTGGTATATCAAGTTCCATTTATTATTAATTTATATTAATTTGTAGAGGATTATTCTTTGTAATCTCTTTACCGATATTTAGAGTTTTTAATAATGGATTAATGGTTTCCTTTAGCACGTTTACGTCGGAATATTCGGGCTTAACGTATTGTGTAAATCGTCTACCTGGATCTACACCGCCTGGATGATCAGTTGGTAATTCTCTTCGTAAGTTTGTAGTAATACCAATAACGCTATTTGGATCACCTCGTACATTCATTTTTTGCGAGTTTCCTGGGCGATCTGGATTACTACGATTATTTGATACATGTGGAAGACTTTTGATTCCAGTATCAACGTATGGTTGATATACATTATACTGAGAGGGTCCCAAAAACTCGCTATTTCCTGTTTCAGAACGTATAGTCGTTCTCTCAGTCTTTGTAAATTCTGGACGTCCCTCGGGTCCTGTAAGTGCACCACCTTGTCCCTCTCCTCTTGGTCCTCCTGTACGGTACATCGTATTCTTTTCTGGGAATTGAGTCATTTCACCCATAATCGTCAGACCATTCTTGACCACTGGATTTATGGGTCCTCCCATGTTACCCGCGAGTGGAATCAACCTCTCATCATTTGGATTGTTAGGCAAAACTCTAAAAAACTGTTGAAATCCACCTGTAGCTGGAACATCCGAACATGTGCCTAACCCTCTACCAACATTCATAGGTTGCCCTCCTGGGTTCAGATTGTTCATTTTGTTTGAAATATTTTCTCTATTGTACAGATTATACACAGGTTGTCCGAACGGAAATTGAACATTTGGACTCACATCCTGTAAAGAACGAATCTCATTCTTGGGCTGTAAACGAAAATCGCCTATACGCCGACCTATATCAGGTGTCATGATAGTTTGATCCGATGCGTATAGATTGAGATTTTTTACAGGTCCATCAGCGGCTTGATCTGGCTGTTTAGTTTCTCTATCACGCATAGGATCTTCAACACTGTTTATTTTATTACCGGCGAAAATAAGACCAAGAATAGCAGCTATTGACCATGCATCCATTGTTTACTCCTAATAAAGTAAATTATTAAAGTTTGCATATCGCTGATTAAATCTTTCATTTCTATCATTTGCATAAGAGCTTTCTGGAGTATACAACATCACTGGAAATGTGGGAGGGACATCATATAATTTGGGAAAATCATATGATTCAGATTGCCACTCCTTTTTGTATCCAATTGTAGTAATTGGTCTCAAAATATTTTCAACTTCTACACGGTATGATAATTCTTTTGCAACGATATCAGCCATTTAATATAGTCCATTATTTCTTCTCGGTGGTCCTCTGGATTGAATCCATTCAGATCTCATATCTGGGTCACATGAGGCTGTGTCATCTCTACATCTGGGTCTAAACATGTCAGGGTAAGCCCCCTTTAAAAAGGCATCCAAGTTATTTTCTGGCATGTCAAAGAAATTATGCTGAGAAAAATACGTACCATCGTTCTTTGGATCCCATTCTCGACCGACATAAACTCTTTCGTATTCGCGTTGAGGCGACTGCGTTGACTTTATCATACCGTTATTATACATGCTGTAAAGTATAAAACAAATTCCCAGACCAAGAACAATTATCCGAGAATCTCTACGTAATAAAAATACAATTAAAGTCGTGTAAACGACAAACCTGATAGATGATGCAACCTTCTCCTGTGATGTCTGTGAATTTGTCGGCCAAAACGATCCTAATTTTTTTGTATCAAACAGTTCATTCATTTATTATAAACTAATTATTTATGTACAGATCCCAGTGTCTTCATAAGATCCATAATGGAAAAATCATCACCACCGTCTGTTGTAATCTGTTCCGCACATTTGGCAGCCATACTCTCAATCATATTCATTGTTTCAGCTGGAAATGTCTTAATGGTAGTACCAAAAATAACAAGCGTCTGTAGGTATTGCCAAATTGCATCCTTCGTCACGTCTGATGATTTCACCCACATTGAAGCGATATCGATATCATTGAGTGCCTGAATGTGTACACTGTCGGCGGTTATAAATTCCTCATCCTTCTGCATAATCTTGTTACGGTAAGGTTTTACAGCCTTCATAAACTCATCCAGAACTTTTGAAGGTGTAGCAGCCTTAACAATATCAAAGGACGCTTGGAACTTCAAGACGGCTATATTATCGGGAAACGTCAGGTTGAGTTCGGTGAGGAACTGCTCCATCATGTCATTGAATGCCTTTACGGTTGTAGCCATTTTTATAAATTATGCGTAATTTCTTTAAAAGGGATCTTTCGATATAGTTTCGAACCTAGCATTCCCAGAATACACTATAAAGTATACTAAAAGTCCGACAAATAATGCAGGTTTTGTATATATCGAATTTTTTTGTTTCTCCTTTTCTTTATTTGTGAAATACACTGTAGCGGCTGTTACAACAGCGGCGAACAGGGCAGCGCTCAGTGGATTTTTCATAAACTTATCCATTTATATTATGTACTCTTAAATTTTTCGGGGGCGTCTTTGAAAAGTACAGGTTCCTGCTCTTCCGAAGGCTGTGCAGGAAATGGAGATTCTGTTATAGGAGATTCTGTTTTCACGTCTTCTTTAGTCGACTCATGAGGTGGCTCTGGATGTGGAAGAATACCTTCAATCTCTTCTGAAACCTTCTCTTCTGTCTGTTCAGGATTTGTAAGGGCTCCCATGTCAGTCTCGTCACCGTCATTTGAAATATCGTTCATGTATTCGTTCAAAATTTCTTGCATTGGAATAGAATCTGATATAGCCTTTTCAATACAATATCTGACACGACTCTCAACTTCTGCATCTCTCTTTTTCTCATCCTGTTCTTTCATGACGTAAGGATTTTCGTAAAAGTTGTGTGCTGATAGTGTGAAGCATGTGTGTACGAATTCGTCAACTGAGGGCGGTCTGACGGTTATCTTGCGAGAATCTGAACTTTTCATCTTTACCGCACTTGAAATCATTTTCACATATGCGACAAATATTGAAGACTTGAGATTGTTAAAAAATGGACAATTCTTTTCAATGTTGGTTACAAATGTCTTCACCTGAGAGCTTGTGAGATTCGGTACTCTTTTGAGAGCATGTTGAAAATTTAAAAGTGAGGGTGTTGGAAGTGTACCGGGTTTTTCGGGGTCTATGTAGTCCATCGGGTTATTATACATTTTAAAAACATAG